CTGGTCTTGGGAGTGTTGACGATTGCGGCGATTGTGCTGATTTTGATTTTGAATAAGGGAGGGTGAGCGATGAATAAATTATTTTCCGCTGGAATGACACTAGCCTTCGGGATTGTTATCTACAAGATCAACGCATGGCAGGATCGCGGGGCGATAGGCTTGGTTAAATACTTCAAGAAACGCACAACCGCAGCCGAGTACAAGTTGCTTGCGGCGCTCAATGCGCTAAATCGCAAAGACAAGCAAATCGAGAAGTTGATAGCAGAAGTTGGGGAAGCCCGCAGCGTGGCGCGGGTGTGGTACAACGCTGCTGGCGTGTGGAAAGAGAGAGCTAAACCAACCATGGACTACGAAAGGATTAGTAAAATATGAAAGTAAACGAACTGATTGGAATGCTCCAGCCTTACGGCGAACTTGAGCTGGTCGTGTGGGACAGCTCGATCCAACGATATGTACCGATGGAGCCGAAGATGGATATGACTATTGAGATAATTAGTTGTACTGAGTATGCTCAGTACCATCCGAGCCTGGTAGGTAAAACTGTTTTACAGCTGGAAATTGTAGGAGAGTGATCCATGATCAAGATAACCGCTGGAGCGGCGCAACTGATGATAAACAAACATAAGGAGAGAATCATGTATCGAATCTTATACAACTTGGAGCAAATCATGAAAAATGCAATAGCAGCTGGTCTACTGATATTCGCAGTAGTGTTTGTATCTGGGACCATCTACGGCTGGCAATACAGCTTGATGATTGGACTAACAGTATTGCTCGGTATCACCCTGATCAACTTCTTGGCGGTGAAGAAATGAACAATAAACTTGGAACGATCTTAGTGACGGGCCTGGGCGTGGCGCTGCTCATCTACTCGGCAACGCGCAGCCTGGACTTCATCTCGCTGACACTACCAGGTGACAAGCAAATCCTGGCGTGGTTTGGACTGGCTGCTCTAGATGGCGGGTTGATTGCCTGGTTGTTATCGTATCTCTATGGCAGTAACGGCGGCTGGCAACGAGCAATTGCCATGCTGATGATAGTGGTTGACTTTGTTGGCGCTGTGGCCATGTTTACGCTAGACACTATATTCAATGCTGGCACTGCCGGTTTGATAGTTGCCATGTCGGCGGACACAATCCAGACCGCAGTACTGGCACTTAGCATGGTCATTGCCCTAAACATAGGTGCAGTAGTGGCACATCACATGCTTGATCCCGAGATGCTGCGGCGGCAGGCTGAGGAGACAGCTCGGGCCATGATCGAAGACCAGGCAATCAGGCTGATCCACGAGAATAGTCACCAGCTGGCAAGCGAAGTGGCGCCACAAGTGGCCAACTCATGGCGTGACGGCATTGTGTTTGAGTATGGACATAAGCTCAAGAAGACGCGAGCCAAGTTGCCAGCACTACCGGAAGATACCGAGCAAGCGTTACCTGAGACAAACCCTACCAAGCAGCGGCGCTCGAAGTCGGGCTAACCGCTGAGGTGCTTACCGGAATGCTGGCAAATACTGGCAAAGATACACCAAAAATGCTGGCAAAAACGGGATGGCGAATAGAAGTCACACGCCGTGGCCGATACTGGCAATGGCGACGAGGATCAAAGGACGAAAGGGAGAGCGAGTATGGTGGCAAATTTAGAGACCTCAGCAGCAAGCGCCAAGAAGAATACTGGCAAAACAGGAAAACAAACAGCAGATCAGCATCTTGAGATACTGCAAGAGGCGATCCGGCGATGTCAGATTGCTGGCATCGACATCCGAATATCGTCGTTCTACGCTAATGGAAGCACGTCAGTGGTTTTGATTGTTGATAACGTGACTCTTGATGGCAATAATCTCAAGATGGTTACACCCTAGTTGCCAGTAAATTCGGTGTGTTGATTTCGTTACATTGTGCTAAAATAGATACAGGTTGTAACTACTGGCAATCACACATCGGATTAATGATGGTTCGGCTTTCTTCTCAAGGAGAAAAATATAATGACTGTTGAAACAATTTCCGCAAGTGCTGCAATGATACTATCACTGATTATGTCATACGTCCCAGGGATATCGACGAAGTACCAGCAGCTGTCTAGCGAGTACAAGAGTCTGGTAATGGTTGGGATGTTGTTGCTTGTTGCGATTGGCACGGTTGCTCTGGCTTGCGCTGGCCTAAGCGCCGATTTTGGCCTGGAGGTTACATGCGATCGATTAGGGATCGTGGCCGTATTAAGAGCCTTCATTGCAGCCCTCGTCGCCAACCAGGCCATCTATATGGTCTCTCCGCAAAAACGCGCGGGATAATGGAGATCATAGCAGCCATCATCGCATCTGGGCTATTAACAACATTAATCACCCTAATTGCTACTCGCAAAAATCGTGAGAGCGAGCAGGAAAAAATCGAGGCGGATGCTGCGGGCGCAATCAGCGAAGCCTGGTCACGATTAACAGGTCCATTAGTGGATCGGGTCCAAGCCCTGGAGAGCGAATCCCTTAGCAAAACCGCTGAGGTGAATACCCTACGAAGTCGAGTCAAACAATTAGAAGACGCCTCACAGACCAAACAGGTTGAGATCGAGGCCCTACAGAAAAGGGTTAGCGAACTCGAAGTCGCTGGTTTAGAGAAAGACATTGTCATAGAGAACCAACTCAACCGGATCAGGGAGCTGGAAAGCGAAGTCGGCATCCTGAAAAAGCAGCTGGAAGACCTCGGGCAGAAGCCAAGAACAAAAAAGCTATGAACATCAAACTAGCTTTGCCTGTACCCCCCGGAACACCCGTAACCCAAATTTTCGGAGCTAATCCCCAGGACTATGCAGCCTGGGGTTACTCTGGGCATAATGGGATCGACTACGGTACACCCATGAGGACGAACATCACCGCGGCTGCTGAGGGCCGGGTATGGAAGATCGCATTTGAAGACGGGGGATATGGCATCTACATAATCTTGGACCATGGCGGCTACCTGACCTACTATGCTCACCTGCACAGGGCGCTAGTAAGCATCGGGCAGCATGTTACTGTTGGCGAGGTGATTGCCGAGAGCGGATCTACTGGTAATTCGTCTGGGCCGCATCTCCACTTTGGGCTTAAGATCCCTAGCTTAGATAACCCCGGCTACAAAAACTATCATAACCCCTGGCCCTATTTCGCAGCAGTCCCGGGTAATGCCGCGGATGAAGTCGAGACAGATACAGATACCGAGCATCTAACCGCGACTGCTGGCGCTGGCTTACTGGTGAGACTAGGTCCGGGGGTTAGCTATGAGTATATTGGCGTGTTGTCCCAGGGCACAAAGATCAAACCCGAGAAGACTGATGGCGATTGGGTTGGTTATGTTGTGTGGTCTCACAAGGACTACTTGAAATGATGCGTATCCAGCGACCTGGGCAGAAGATACTGACGATCGGCAACCCTGGGCTGAGCGTGACAGGGCCGCGGGGTGGGGCGGCTCCTTGGACGCCCGCGAGTATCACTGGTCTAAAGCTGTGGATAGACTTTAGCGATGCCAATACGCTGTTCACGGACGCAGGCACGACCAAGGTAACTGCTGATGGCGATGCTATTTATCAAGCGAATGACAAGAGCGGCAATAGTGTAAATGTCACACAATCATCGTCTGGTAGCAGACCGTTATACAAAACGAATACACAGAACAGTTTGTCGTGCGCATTGTTTGATGGAACAGACGACTTTATGGCTGTAACATCCAGCTTATTGGCAACATATCCGTGGACGCTCTTTGTTGTTTGTAAAATTTTAGATGCGGGTGATAAATATCCAACTATTGTGTCAGCAGAAAGCAGAGATTTACAATACATAACTGGAATAGAATACGCATCGGGATTTCATGATTTTCTTGTAGGTGGTCACAGTGGATCGAGAATGATTACTACTGGATGCGTTGAAAACGCCTGGTATTCCACATCTACAATTATGTCAGATGGAAACTGTAAATCTTATGTGAACGGTGGATTAGAAGGCGAAAACGCAAATACGCCAACACTGAAGGGAACTCCAGTATTAATTTGCATTGGTGGTATTGAAGGCGCATCATATTGGCATGACAGCTATATATCCGAAGTTATTTTATATTCAAGTGCATTATCTGACGCAAACCGCCAAGCTGTTGAAGCCTATCTCAACGACAAGTGGAGCGTTTATTAGGAGAAACAATCATGGCAGGAATACCGCCTCTCAAAAATTCAGCATACACAGCCTACATCTCGTTAGGCACGTTTGACGACGCCAATGTTTTCAAGACATCCGTCACACTTGCTGCTGGCGACATTCAGGTAAGCAAGGATGGCGGCGCTTTTGCAAATATTACTACCTTGCCAACTGAAATTAGCACAACCGGTGTGTTGCCCATAGCACTGACCGCAACCGAAATGAACGCAGACAGGATCGTAGTCCGTTGTCACGACGCGGCAGGCGATGAGTGGCAGGATTTGCTGGTAACCATCGAGACTGAGACCGTGCAGATCAACGACCTGGCGACGGCGGCGGACCTGGCGACTGTTGATACTGTTGTTGATGCGATCAAGCTCAAAACCGATCTTATCCCCGCAGACCCAGCAGAGACCAGCGACATACCGAGCGCGGCGACCATATCAGACGCCGTGTGGGACGAGCTGCTAGCCGAGCATACTATTAGCGGTAGTGCAGGTGAGGCATTAGCGGCGTCAGGCAGTGCTAGTGATCCGCTGCTAAATACAGTGCCGGGGACTTATGCGTCTGGTACTGCAGGTGCGGCATTAGGTAACATCGGATCGGGGCAGATCGTGACAGTCTCACCTGTTGCGCAGTCTGGTGACGTTGAAACCGTCCAGGGAGACGACTATAGCGCCGTAGATGCGCGCGCGCTTGACTGGACGGATACGGGATCATCCTGGCCGGTGCTGACCGACGCGACCATTGCAATCACGATCCGTGAAGTAAGTAGCTATGCGGGCTCGGTAATTACTGCTACAGGAACCAGTAAAAAGATCCGATTGCAATTGACGGATGTGCAAACCGAAGCGATTCCTGAGGGGTGGCATCCATTCCAGGCGATTGCGACTCTAACAGGTGGCAATGTAATCACATTAGTAGAAGGCGATTGGTTGAGCAAGGAGCGGCTAGAGGCAAGCTGAACGTAATTGAGGTGTGATATGTCAAAATTCGTAAAAGGAGATCCGAGGATTAACCGCAAGGGGCGCCCGAAGCAGTTTGACGCCTTGCGAGAACTAGCAGTCGCCATTGCCCACGAGCCGTGCACTGAAGGCGGCACGGTAATGGTAATCAATGGCAAAGTTGTAACTGTTGTCGAGCGAATCTTACGTGATTGGGCGACCAGTAAAAAGCCAGAATTGCAAAAAGGGTTTGTCGAGATCGCATTCGGCAAAGTGCCGGACAAGCTAGATGTGTCTCTAAGAGACAAGAAAATCTTTGTGACCCTAAAACGAGACGATGAAGACTAATGGAAGTTGAAATCGACCGCGCTATATTTAACGACGTGTACGTGCCCTATCTATCTGATATGTCACGGACGCAAATATTCTATGGCGGATCGAGCTCAGGCAAGAGCGTATTCATTGCACAGCGATGCGTTATGGACGTTATGCGCGGCAATCGCAACTATCTGGTTGCTCGGCAAGTGGGGCGTACCCTCCGCGGCTCGGTATTTACTGAGATCACCAGGGTAATCAACGAATGGGGCGTCAACGAGTTATTCAACATCAACAAATCAGATATGCTAATCACCTGCCACAACGGGTATCAGATCATCTTTGTTGGCCTGGACGACACAGAGAAGCTGAAATCGATCGTCCCAGCAACGGGAGTACTTACCGACATCTGGGTAGAGGAAGCCACAGAGACCAACAAGGATGCAATAAAGCAGCTTTACAAACGGCAGCGTGGCGGCAAGCAGGCATTCCCGAAGCGGCTAACAATGAGCTTCAACCCGATATTGAAAAATCATTGGATTTGTACTGAGCATTTTGCACCAATCGGGTGGAGCGACGAACAAGAAAACTACGAGAGCAAAGAACTGACCATCCTAAAAACATGGTACATACATAATAAGTTCTTGACTCCCGATGATATTAAGGACCTGACCAACGAAACCGACGAATATTACTATGGCGTCTACACCCTGGGCAATTGGGGCGTGTTGGGTAACCGAGTGTTCACGAACTGGCGGGTAGAAGATCTGTCGGGCATGCGCGACCAGTTTATATATCCCCGGGTGGGACTGGACTTTGGCTTTAGTGCTGATCCTGCAGCAATGCCCGTGACTCACTATGATCGGATGCGCAAGACGATATATATATATGACGAGCTGTATGAAGCCGGATTGACCAACGATCTTTTAGCCAGCGAAATCAAAACGCTCGTTGGCAACAATTATGTTGTATGCGACTCTGCGGAGCCCAAGAGCATTGCAGAGCTGCGGCGTTATGATGTGAATGCGGCAGGAGCAAAGAAAGGCAAGGACTCGGTATTATTCGGTATCCAGTGGCTGCAACAACAAACGATCGTTGTTGATAAGTCCTGCATCAATATGCAAAATGAGCTGGCCTTATACAAGTGGCGCGAAGACAAAGCCGGTAACGCAATTCGCCAACCCGTTGACAAAAACAATCACCTAATCGATGCTCTTCGATATGCGTACGAAGATGAAGGGCTCGACACATGGACGGTGCAGTAATGAGCATAAAAACAGTAAGCATAAACGACCTGCCCGAATCGGCCTGGCAATACATTACAGGCAAACCCGCGGACGAAGACGATCTCGGTACTTATTACCGAGCAGTCCCCTGGCTATTCCGCGGTGTGGGCTTACGCTCCAATGCGGTAAGCAGCATGCCGTTTTCGATCTTTCGGGGAGATACCGAGATTGACAACTCGGACGACTACAAAAACGTGGTCAAGTTCTTGCCTAAACCAGGTGCGCTTTTCGGACTTGTTGAAGCGGCACTGACAATCTTTGGGTATGCGTATCTGTTCAAGCTCAAATCTATGTACGCGCAGAAGGGACTACGCTATCTTAATCCAACAAGCATAACCTATAGGGTTAACGAAAATACTGGTGAGATTGCGTTTTCCAGGTCCATAGGTGGGAAAATAACTAAATACACTGCTGATGATATTGTTTACTTTTGGAGCTATGACCCGTTTGTAGAGATCGGCGCACCCCAGGCCAGTGCCGCCAAGAGCGCAGCCAATGCGGCAGGCGTGTTACTTAATGTAGATGAGTTTTCTAAAGCCTTCTTTGCCCATGGCGCAGTCAAGACAACCCTGCTGACTACAAGCAACATTGCTCCCCAGGAGAGAGACCGACTCAAGTTGTGGTGGCGTCGTGTGCTCGGTATTGAGCGGGCATGGCAGACGGATATTGTTAACGCCGAGACAGTTAAACCCGTGGTCGTGGGCGAAGGGCTGGAGTCGCTGCAAAATAATGATCTGACCGAGAGCAAGCGGATTGACATTGCCGCGGCACTGGGTATTCCCTACTCGATCATGTTCTCGAACGCGTCTAACCGAGCGACCGCAGAGCAAGACGATCTGCACTTTTATTCTAAGACGATCATCCCCGAATGCAGTTTGATCGAAGAAGTTCTAAACGACCAGGTGCTTGCTCCTCTGGGACTATCGTTGAAATTTACTCCAAACAACCTGGATGTATTCCAGGAAGATGAGAATGCACGGGCGGCATCGATCAATGAGCTGATAATCGCACTGGATAAGCCGGAAGAATTTTTACTAGCCGCGGATATCCTGGGATATGACCTGAACTTAGACACGCGGCTGGCAATCGAAAATATGATCAAGGAGAAAAACGCCCACAGAGAAGCAGCCCCCCCAAATACCGAGCAGGCAGAACCCGTACAGGAAGAACAACAACCAGAACCGGCGCCTAAGCCAGAACCAAAGCCGGACCTGCGCACTATTGACTTGGATAAATGGCGAACAAAAGCCGTCAAGCGGATCAAGGCAAAGCGACCCATGGAGTTTAGTTTTATTACCGAGCACATTGACCCGGTAACACACGCCGCGATTACTGGTGCGCTAGAAGGATGCGAAACAGAAGACGATGTAAAATCTGTCTTCTCGGATATGTGGATTGGTTACCCATAATGGAAATCCCGAATCGTGATGAACTCGAAGCGGAACTAGCGAAACGATTTAGCCGGTTGTCTGTTGCCCACAGAAAAGAGCTGCTGACATTGCTGGGTGACCCGCCAGATTATGGGCGAGTACCGCTATCGTTTTGGAGTAAAATCACAACTGAGTTACGCGGCGCGCTAATGCCGTTTTTAACTAATCTGTTTTTGGATGCAGCTGAACGGCTGATAGGCACGCTTCCGATTGGCGTGGATTGGGGACTAATCAATACCCGGGCATCTAACTGGGCTGCTCGGTATGGAGGGGAGTTGATTAAGAATATTACAGAGACCACCCGCCGCGCAGTACAGGAGGCTATTGCCGCATTCTTTGATACTGGAATGACCCGGGCGGATCTGGAAGCGAGACTGGCGCGCATCTTTTCCCCCGTACGTGCTGAGATGATTGCCATAACAGAAGTGACTCGCGCCGCAGCTGAGGGCGAGATCGAAGTAGGGCAAGAGCTGGCGAAAGCGGGAATACTAATGACGGCAATATGGAACACGCGCAACGATGAGTTGGTTTGTCCGATTTGTGGACCGCTGAACCAACAACCAGCGACGGGATACACAGAAGGCAGACGTCCCTATTGGAATGATAATCTAACTGTACCCGCTCACCCGCGTTGCCGATGTTTTATCAGTTGGGAGTTGCCCGATGGCAAAAGTGACGATAAAAGGGATTGAAGAAATCCAGGCGAAACTAAAACAGATCCAACCACAGATCGTTGCTGGCGTGAAAGCTGGAGCTGTACACATCGAGGGCAAGGTCAAGAAATACCCAGCCGCGACTTACGCTAACTCTCCCAGGACATATACACCTGGGGGTGGATGGAATACCTGGTACGAGCGGGGTTGGGGGCAGAAGTGGCCCGTAGCTAGCGGCGGTTGGCATGGTAAGAAGAACTCAGAACAACTGGGGCAGCAGTGGACTACAGAAGTAAAGAACGGTGGATTAACTGCAGTCATCGGTAACAAAGTGAGTTACGCTCATTGGGTGCACAGTGGTACCATGCAGGCAAGAGCGCTCAAACGGATCGGATGGAAGACAGACGAGGAAATAGCCGAACAAGAAGCGGAAAAAATCAATCAATTTATCAAAGAGTACATAGATAAGGCGCTGGACTAATGTTTTCAGATTGGTACAGCAGATCAAACCGAAGCACAGAGCAGCATAAAGGCGTAATCGTAACTGCTCAACTCGATTGGGAATTGCGTGAGTTGATAAAAATCTATGACCAGCTGCAGCCCAAACACGTGTTAGAGATCGGCTCACAGTACGGGGGAACGCTCTATTATTGGCTTGAAGGGGCCGAAACGGGCTCGGTAGTGGTGAATATTGACATCTTACAGAACATGCCAGATACCGAGCGAGAGAAGTTGCCTGCCCAATGGGCAACTTGGGCGCCGGTTGGTGTGGTTCAACACAGTATCATTGGGCGATCAGACGACCCAAAAGTATTCAGACAAGTTGTTAAGTATCTAGATGGATGGATTGACTTCTTATTTATTGACGCGGTACACACGTACGAAGGCGCAAAGTACGACTTTCTAACTTATGGACCGCTAGTTAGGCCTGGTGGTGTTATTGTATTTCACGATCTGATGACACCTGAGTTTAGTCCACATATTCAGGTGGGAAAATTGTGGCGCGAGATACAAGCGGCGGGTTATGCGACCAGGGAACTACGCGCCGGCGAAGGTGCGAGTTTTGGCGGTATTGGAATCGTGTACTTGTAATTTAATGGTTGCTATATGTATTAATCGTGTTACAATGTAACTAGATTTGCTGGAACACGTTCACTGAGAAGAGTCTAAATCAAGAGACTCAAAAGGTGATAAAAACGTAAGCGGACCCAAAGGCAAGTAATTGCAGCGGCCCGGAAAGCAAGCAAGCTCAAACGAGTTTGTTTTGTTATCCGGGCTGCTTTTTTATTAACGCTTTTTGATTAACTATGAAAATACAAATTTCTGACCACCAAGACAAAGCATACCACCTGAGACGGGCGATACAACAAGCTGGTCACCAAGTAGTTGACTCTTATGCAGACCTGTTGCTGATTGACTTCGACGGGCCGATTGCGCATTACCCAAAAGTGATTGAGCAGGCATATGCACAGGGAGCGGAAGTATATCTCTACTCTCACGGAGCCATGCCGCTCACCTGCTGGGATGGTATCTGGAAACCGCACGAGTACACCCGTGGTTACCTGGCGCAGACTCCAGGGCAAAAACGAGTCATGGAAGCATACGGGTATCCGTATCCAGTGCATGTAATCGGGTGGCACTACTGCAAGCAGCATTCGTTTGCACCAACAGAAGCGCGCAATGTTCTATTTGCTCCATGGCACCCCCAGGGAACTGGCTATTTGCCGCCAGAAGGCGAAGTAGCCAATCGGGCAATCTTTGCTAATCTTACAAAGATTCGCGGCATAAATCTAAGAGTTCGCCTTGTCGGGCTTGCAGAACATAACAATATTGATGTGCTGGATTCCGTTGAGTACGAACCATCTAACCGCTCTCTAGCCGGCGCGGTTGCATCCATCGAGAAAGCCGATCTAGTTGTTGGCTATGGCACGATCGCATACCTGGCCGTCGCGCTCGGTAAACCTACGATCATGTATGGCCAAAATACCGAGCCATACGACGGCTACTCCCCTGAGACTCTAAAGTATGTAAAGAACTGGGGTTTATATCGTGACGTCATGCACTATCCCTACGATGCGGACGGATTAGACGTAGACGCTCTTACCGAGCTGATGAGCTGGGCCGCACAACACGAAGCAACAGCCTGGCGCAAAGAATTTATCGGTAATCAATGGGATCAGCCCGGGTTTGTTTATTTACTGGAACAACTCATAAGGGGAAAAAACTATGCCTAAACTAAATCAAACCGCAGTTATCAAATCTATGGACGACGAGAATGCAGTGGTCGCTGGTTACGGTGTCATCTATGGGGGCGAGGATCTAGAAGGCGAGAATTTCCAGCCGGACACCGATTTTATGCTGGATCTGGTGCCCGTGAAAATGGTCTTCTATGATCATACACTGCAGCACGAAGTCAAACACATGCTGGGCAATGCAACCGTAACCCCCAACGATTCGGGGCTATGGGTTGAAGCGCAGTTGGACCGACACAAAGCCTATGTCAATGAAATTCTACGTTTAGTAGAAGAAGGCATCCTGGGATGGTCCAGTGGATCAGTTGGGCACCTCGTTGAGCGTGAAGGCAAAACGATCAAGCGATGGCCGATTATTGAGTTCTCTCTTACTCCTACACCCGCAGAACCCCGAACCCTGGGTGTTGAGCGGTTAAAGGCACTGGCAAAAGAATTTCCAGAGCTAAAGGCACTAGTCCCAAAAGAAGCCGGCAAGGCTTTGGGCAATGCAGCATCGGAAAAGCTAGCCAAAGACTCCACCCATTTGAAAAATAAGGAGACACATAACATGTCTGACATAACGTTATCTATGGAGGAATACAAAGACCTCCTAAAAGCTCAGGTGAAAGCGCCGGATGTGAAGCCGGACAAACCTGCTGAAGTCGAAGACCCTGCTATCAAAGCACTGCAGGAACGGTTGACGCTGCTTACCGAGCTAATTGAAAAGTCACCCGCATTGAAAGACGCGGGCTATGTCGCTCCTGACAGCGAAGAAGATCACCCCGAGGCCAAGAGCTTTGGCGATTTCCTGCTTGCTGTTCGAAACGGCAATGTGAAACGCGTAAAAAGCGTTTACAAAACCGCACTAGCCGAAGACGCTGGTTCTACTGGCGGGTACCTGGTGCCTACTCAGTTTGTACAGCCACTGATCGCAGCTGCAGAACCGTTCTCGGTACTTCGGCGCGCTGGTGCGACTGTAATCCCCATGACTGGCAAAACCTTGGAAGTCCCAGCATTAGATGTTGAGACTGCTCCTAGTGCAGGCGATACCGCGTTCTCCGCTGGTGTCGTAGCCTACTGGGAGGGCGAGGCTGATACGCTCACTGAGAGCGAACCTCGTTTCCGCATGATCGAGCTAGTTGCTCACAAGTTGGCCGGCTATTCCCTGGCATCCAATGAAGTGCGTGCTGATGCAGCTGCATCTGTTGAAACACTGCTAACCACCATGTTTGGTCGAGCGATCGGTTCCAAGGAAAACTATGCATTCTTCCGTGGTGATGGCGCTGGCAAACCGCTCGGTATTTTAGAGAGCGGCGCGCTGATAAGCGCTACCCGAGCTACTGCATCCAAGGTGGCTTTGGATGATATCGGCGAAATGGTCGGTGACCTTCTACCAAGTTCCTGGGGTAAGGGCGCCTGGTTCATCAACCCAGCAGTTGTGCAACAATTGATTGGGCTTGTGTCCAGTCCACTGGCATGGATGAATGACCTTCGCTCTGGTATGCCTGTGCAGCTGCTCGGTATGCCGTTGTATGTAACTGGCGCGTTACCAGGCTTGAACACTGCTGGTGACATTTTGTTAGTTGATCCGAGTTACTATCTGATCGGTGACCGCCAACAAATCAGCATTGCCTACAGCGAGCACTACGCGTTTGTAACTGACCAGGCTGCTTGGCGCTTCACCTACCGGGTTGATGGCCAGCCGTGGCTGAACAACGAAATCACCCTGGAAGATGCCGCTACGCAAGTTAGCCCATACGTGGCATTAGCTGCCGCATAAGGAGTATAAAAATGGCTGAACATCTACCATCCGAACGAGTTGCAATTGTATCCGTGATCGATCCTGCTGATCGGGCATCGGGTACTACCTTGGGTGACGCTATTGATATGTCGGTGCATGATGAAGTTATGTTTATTGTCATGGTTGGCAATATCCAAAAACCTAACACCATCGACTTCAAGGTTTGTGAGTGTGCCACGTCTGGTGGGACTTACACCCCGATCACGGGTAAGGCAATCACCCAGCTGACCCAGGCCGGGACCGATCACAACAAGCAAGCGATCATCAACGTGCGCGCATCCGACTTAACCGCCGGATATCGCTACTTGAAAGGCCGCTTGTACGTTGCTGGGGTAACTGGCACGGGTAACAATGGTCAGAGCGTGTTGACCCTGGCATTCAAGAGCCGATTCTCTGCCGCTACTACAGCGACCACATTCGGCGATCTTGCATCTGTTGATGAGATCGTAGCGTAGACCTGTCTAGCGCTACTCTCCTTCCTCCTACTTATGGGCTGGCGGGGCACCCTCCTTGCTCTGTCAGCCCCCAGGAGTAGTATGTACTCAACCAGCTATTTTGAAATGCGCAAACATACTGCTAGCCAACGAGAGATCGCATACTCGCAGGAGCATAAGCGTGTTACCGAGCGCATCACGGGAAAGCTGGTCTTAGATTACGGCTGCGGGGAAGGACAGTTTTTAGATCTGTTTATTGACTGGAAAAAATACGGGATCGAAGTCAGTGATTATTGCATTGACATTTGCGAAAGCAAAGGAATCTATATGGTCAAGCCCGCTGTCTTAGCGGATGGAGCATTTGACCTAGTTGTATTCCGGGGAGTATTGCAGCACATCGACGAGCCGTTTACCGCGCTGAAAGAAGCAGCCCGAGTGTTGAGACCTGGCGGGCTGTTAGCGATCTTGGCGCAACCGGACGCTGATAGTCTGTGCTACAGGCTGTTTGGGAGTCTTCCCGCGTTGGACCCACCGCGTAACTGGTGGATACCAGGGCATAGGGAAATACTGAGCATACTGGACAATCTAGGCTTTTCGAAAGCCGAAGTGCTACACCCCTATTGGGATGGTCCCTATTCAAACCCATGGGTTGATTTCACAAAGTTTGCTTTCCGTCTGCTCGGTATCAAGGATAGGTTTGCCTTCCCTGGTAACATGATGGAAATTTATGCAAGAAAGGGTGACCAGTGAAAGTATTAATATTCTGTCCACTTAGCCCAAAGACTAATAACCATGGCGGCAAGATGCCGCAAATATTTGGGCGCACGAACGAGAGCATTTTTAGGCAGGATTATCCTGTTGTTGATATGTGGTTTAGTAAGGGAGACAATCCCTACTTTGATAATAACGGCCGTCATAACATCGCGCACAACTACAACAAGGCACGCGATTTTGTACTAAATAATAACTACGACTATTTGCTTACTGTTGAAAGCGACATGGTAATACCGAGCAATGCGCTGACGAAGCTGCTTGAGGCTGACACAGACGTGGCTTATGGGCTGTACTGTTTCAAGAATACGAGTACATGGTCCGCTTGGACATCGCTCGATATGGACGGCGGGCGATCTATCCGCAAAGACCCAAGTTATGCTAAAGCATCCTGGGGTAAGGTGATCGATGTCGTTGGGCTCGGTATGGGGTGTACGCTGATACGTAGGAATGTTTTGGAAGCATTGCCATTCAGAACTGATGAGAATCACGCTACGGTACACAACGATTGGGTATTCGCCTGGGACCTGCAGCAAAATGGATTCAAACAGAAATGTGATTTATCCGTAGTCTGTGGGCATATTTCCATGACGCCATTGCCCCGGATCATCTGGCCAGACCCGGACGAACCACGGCTTTACCGCAATCAGTTTCTAACTGGGATCCCCGTGAATGAGAAAGGCGAACTGACTATTGATATTGGCGCATTGGGCGAGTTTGATATCAAGCTGGGCGACCTTATAAGGGCATAAACAATGGCATATTCTAACGTTTCTAATTTAAGAAACTACCTCGGTGTAAGTGCAACTACAGATGACAAGTTGCTAGATATACTTATCGACCGCGCTCAGGGGACGATTGACGCCTATTGTGGACGAAAATTCGAATCTACTGTAGACGCAACCCATATGTTTACCGTTGGCCGTGATACGGATGGCCGCCTGTTGTACCTGGATGATGACCTAGCGCAGATCACCAGTGTTGTGACTAACGCAGACGCAGTTACCCCAGTTACTATAGTTGCTGCTGATTATGTTACGCACCCCCGTAATGTTACACCGTATCATGCGATTGAGTTGCTGTCATCGTGCAGCAGTTCTTGGACGTACCAGACCGACCCGCAAAACGGGATCGAGATTACTGGTCGCTGGGCCTGGGCGGTTACCGCTCCTGCTGAGATCGTACACGCGTGTACCAGACTGGCAGCCTACTTCTACCGGCAAAAAGACGCGGGCGTGTTCGATACTACTGCGATTCCCGACGCGGGTATTATTCAAATTCCCCAAGGCATTCCCAGAGACGTGCAGCTGATTTTAGCGCCATTTCGAAAGGGGTTTTGATGATCATTACCGGTTACCGATCATTTGTTGATGCACTAACCAGTCTTACTGTTGTGGGCGTCCAGCGGAAGTATACCGAGCCGCCAAAGAGCATATCAAGTGCGGACCTGCCCGCAATGTATCCAGGATTACCGAGCGGCGAAGAAACCGCAATGACCTTCCAGACTGCAGGCGGATGGCCGACTCTTATTTGTGATCTGATCGTTGTGGTAGAAGCAGTTGCGCAGGATACTCAAAGCGTAAACTTCGCCGCAACGGTTGACATTATGGACAACCTATCGAGTGTGTTACGGCAAGCGTCCATTGGGCGCGCAGCGTTGACATGGACCATGACGACAAACGTCCAGGTACAGATTGCGGGCACAACCTATTGGGCGGTTGTCGCCACCATAAACGGAAGATAAGGAGATACTATGGCACAAACAACGGGCGGGATGTCCGCCAATGAGATGTACGTCGCTCTTTCAGCTGATGGGAGTACCTGGACTGATGTTAGCGGTTATGCTAATGCTGTTCAGATATCCGGCGGCGAAAGGCAAACCGGTGAGGTGTTCACGTTTGATGGTAACACGCCGATCGTGAAATATGGCAAGCTCGGTTTTCTGGGTGTAACCATATCGGGCGTATACACCGAAGAAGCTAGTAAACTGTATGCTATGGCCAAGACTGCCTATGAGGCCGGATCGGCTTTGTACGCTCGTTGGTCACCTGGCGGCGGTGACTCTGGCGATTACTTGTACACTACAAGCGTAGGAACCGTGATCAATCCGCCTTACCCGGGCGGTTCGGCTGATACGCCAGATGCTATTTTAGTTGAAATAACTATGAACGTCGGCAGCATTACTCAATCCACGATTCCGACTGGTAGTACATGGTAGCACGAACTAGCTCGGTAAAGGTTGATGCGTCCAAGGTCCAGGGCAAAGGCGCTTACATCCTATGGCGTCGGATAACTTGGGGCGAGCGCAAACAGATACAGCAAGCCGCCAAAGATGGCACCTATGAATCGTTACGTGCGATCGTTGATTATCTGTATGATTGGAACTGGGTGGACGGTGAAGGCAACCCTCTCCCCATACCGAGCACACTGGACGATCTCGATAAGCTGTACGATGAGGAAATACAATTTCTCGCAGAGGTCGCCGCAAAAGCGCTCACTGGACGACTCGAGCTAACCGAGGAAACGGAAAAAAACTAAAACTGGCGGCGGCTGCGGCTCTGTATACCCCGTCGAAATCTACACCGCCGCCGCCAGAAATGCAAGAACTCTGGCTATGTCGAGACGTGTATCACTGCACGCCACGAGAATTGGACGAACAAGATGCTGAGGTAATTCTTGCGCATATTGTCTGTATGAACATAGAATCGCAAGTTCGGGAAACTAAGGCAAAAAGTGCTCATGGCAAAATCAAAAGTTGAGATTATCATTGATGCCCAAATCGATGGCCTATCCAAAGGTGTGGACAAGGTAGAAGATGATTTAAAAGACCTGGGCAAAGCCGCAGAAGAAGCCGGTAAAGGTACGAGTAAGTTTGAAACGGCTGTTGGTGGAATTGGCAAAGCGCTCGGCGCAATGGTAGAAGCTGGACTGATTGCCAAAGCTGCTGATCTACTGGTTGGATTTTTGCGAGATTCAATTGTCGAAGCCGAAGCCGCTGCACAAGCGCAAGCACAGCTTGAGGCTGTCTTGAAATCCACTGGCGGCGCTGCAGGAATCACAGCAAACCAGGTAAACGAATTAGCCGAATCGTTGTCGCGAACAACGGGCGTTGAAGATGACCTGATTATAAAGAACTCGGCTTTGATGCTGACGTTCACGAATGTTAGCAGCTCGGTATTTCCTGATGCTATTGATGCCGCGCTGAACATGTCCGCAGTAATGGGCACGGACCTGCAGGGCAGTATTGTCATGGTAGGTAAAGCGCTCCAGGACCCAATAGAAGGCGTCACTGCACTGAAGCGTGTCGGCGTGAATCTAAATGATCAACAGCGTGATTTGATTGCTACTATGATGGCCGCTGGCGATACTATGGGTGCCCAACAGCTTATTTTAGCAGAACTAAATAAAGAATACGGCGGCGCAGCTGAAGCGATGCACGAAGCAGGCAGTGGGGCGGATACATGGAATAACAGTGTCGGCAATTTGAAAGAAGCATTGGGTTCGGAATTAATGCCCGCAATTAGAGACACCAGAGAAGCTACTAGTGGATTGATTGATGTAATAGCGAGTAACATTAAAATTGAACACGAATTAAAAGAAGCCGTATCTGCGGGTACCATCACCTGGGGAGAGTCTCAGGAGCAACTAAACAAAGTCTATTTCACAAGTTATGACGTATCTGATGCTACTGCGTGGTTGCAGGAGAAGATCGAAGCTGCTGACAAAGCCGCCGACAAGTGGACAACATCAATAGACGAAAACCGCGCTATGCTAGAAGAAGATAAGGCGGCGATAGACAGTGCTGCTTCAGCTGGTGGAGCATTAGAAACACAAGTAGCCAGACTTAGTGACATTACTGCAGCTTATACCGAGAAACTGTTATTCAATAAGATTGCTCAAAATCTAGACGAAGCCGCGGCAATAGAACTGGGGAGATCCTGGGGAATACTGGACGAACGAACCCTAGCGCTAAACAAAGGCGTGGAAAGGTTGAATGCAATCTACGACATCAACAAAAATGGTGTAATCGATGCGAAAGAAGCGACACGGGGCTACATGAACGCAGTTGATAATCTGCGTACGTCCATCGAAAACATGAAAAACAAAACCGTTTACATCGATGTGATCACCCGCAACACAACCACGGGAACACATGTACCAGGCTCAGGACGGGCTGCAGGTGGTCCAGTAGACCAGGGCACACCTTATATTGTGGGTGAACGTGGTCCAGAACTGTTTGTGCCTATGCAAAACGGCACGATTGTACCTAATCACATGATTAATAACAGTTTCCAAATCAATCTTACCGGTACTGGGCAGCCGCAGCAAGACTTGACCTCAACAGTTAGGTTGTTAGAAATGCTATACGGATAATTTTATGACCTTATCAGCAATCGTAAACGGCGTAACATATCCACTAGATGACGGTACCTATTGCTATTGGATAGGCGATGATGGGCTCGGTATGGCTCCCATGCGGAGGTTGTCAGAACGCGGCCCGCTGCAGCACGGCGATACGGACCGGGGCTATCGATTAGATCCGCGTATGGTCAGATTGGTGCTGGATATTATCGCCGAGACACGCGCCGAAATGTTCTCAAAGCGCGCCAGTCTGCTCGGTATTTTTTCCCCGGTGAACAGTAAAGTTATTCTGCAAATGCAATTGGACGCGCGCACCTATAGATTAGATATGAATTACATTGCTCAAATGGCAATGCCGTCAACGGAACGGATGGGCTGGAATCAAACTCTAGTTGTGGATCTGAAAGCCAATGATCCGACCTGGTATAAGTCAACAGGTGATTCTTACAGTTTCTCTGTTGGTGCTGGCGCTGATCTTATGGAAGTTCCAACTGTTATCCCAATGTCAGTTGGTGGTACTACTGTTAGTGCAACTGTTCCAGTGACCTATTCAGGCAGCTTCCCAGCATATCCAAGAATCAGAATTAACGGGCCTATTGTTAGTTGTGTGATTACAAACAACTCAACGGGAAAAAAACTGGACTTTACCGGAACAACAATATCAGCTGGTACATATTATGATATTGATTGTCGATATGGATACAAAACTGTTATCGACAATTCTGGAACCAATAGAATCAGCAATTTAACAAGTGACAGCGATCTATCAACATGGTCATTAGTGCCTGAACCAATTGCCTTAGGCGGCGTAAACTCAATAACAGCATTTGGCCTAAGCGCCAATCAGAATACATCAGTTGATATTAACTGGACAGAACGGTATTTAGGAATATAGGAGTCATCATGGCAGAAATTTCAGGATTTTGGACAACTACCGGAACGGCGACCGGCGATCAGCAAGCAAGTTATACTCAAATACATTGGTCGACCGCGCTTAAGATTTTAGCCGCTTGTAACGGATTTGAAGGCGTTGCATCTGACTATTTGAATGATCTGGCATGTACCGTAACCGGAGCTAACACCGTGGCCATGAATACGGGCGGGGGCCTGGTTGACGGCAAGTGGTACTATAACGATGCCAGTCAGAACATCAATATACCGAGCGCGTCAGGTGGGGGAAATACCCGCATTGATAGGCTCGTGTTGCGCGCCGATTGGGCTAATTTTAATGTTTCTTTGTACCGGATCGCGGGCACAGACGCGGTGACTCCATCGGCGCCAGCGGTAACGCAAACAAGTGGTACTACATACGATATCATGTTGTATCAGGCATTGGTGGATACTGATGGTGCCGTGATCCTGACTGATGAAAGAGTTTATGCAGATTTAGGAGACAATTCTATTGATTCTCAGATGTATGTAGATGGCTCAATTGATACCGCGCATATTGCCAATGCTCAAATTACCCTAGAGAAAATGGCTGCCAATAGTGTTGACTCTAATCAATATGTAGATGGATCAATTGATACTGAGCATATCGCTAATGCTCAAATTACCCTAGAGAAAATGGCTGCCAATAGTGTTGACTCTAATCAATATGTAGATGGATCAATTGATACTGAGCACCTGGCAAACGATTCCGTTGATGACACTAAAGTTGGCAATCGGGTACCACAACTTTACCGCCGGCAGGGCGGTGGTGTTTATTGGTACACTGCTGGTACAACAGATTACACACCAACAACTGTCAGGATGCAAACAGGATCAATGAGTACGGCTACAGGCTATTCAGTTACATTCCCTGTTGCATTTAGCGAAAGGCCGACTGTGTTTTTATCACGTGGGGAATTGGGCATAGGACAAGAAAAAGATGTCACATTTGGAATAACAGGCATTTCCACAACGGGATTTACATATTGGACGTGGGATATTTCTGCTAGTACTGTTGGTACAGCTGTAATTCTCTGGCTGGCAATAGGACCTGAATAGGTATGAACTCATATCGATTGGACGTGTATGATTCGTCCGGTGATCAACAGTATGTGTTGACCGATTTCAATTATTTAGCCTATACCAGGCGAGTGAATAATGCTGGCATCGTGCAATTTGGGATTCGGGGCGATCATCCCATACTGAGCAACATTGCCGACAACTGGCAGGTGGAAGTGTGGCGAAAACCAGATGATGAAGACTGGACCCGTGAGATCGTTGGACTGTATCGAAAACTAACCTGGTCATACGATGAACAGTCCAAAGCGGTGATTACCTGCAGCGGGTTACTGTCTATGCTGAGTTGGCGGATCGTCGCCTGGTACACGGCTACAGATAACCGCAGTAAATACACATCGGAAAAAGTAGAAACGATCGGTAACCTGATTGTTAAATACAACTGCACAGCGGACGCAACCGTAGCCAATGGGCGATTACGAGAAGGTGCTATACCTGGGTTGACTGTTGAAGCTGACGGGGGAGAAGGCAACTCGATTGATTTCTATTGTGCGTATCTAAATGTATTGGAGGCATTGAAGAAACTATCGCTTGTTGGTGACGGCGACTTTGATCTAGTCAAAACAAGCCCAACTGTCTGGGAATATCGCTGGTACACGGGGCAGCTCGGTACTGATAAAACGTCAGACGTTTATTTCGCATTAAACCGGGGAAATATGGCGAACCCGGTGTATGAAGACAATCGTATTGAAGAAGTCACGGTGGCCATTGCTGGGGGGCAGGGGGAGTTGTCCAGTCGAATGTTAGTAATTCGAACCGGAACAAACTACAACGCGACGACAAACAACATTGAAACATTTGTAGCGGCAACCGATGTGGCAACCTCTGCTGGGCTAAACTCGCGGGGAGATGAAAGATTGGCTGAGTACGCAGCAGTCAAATCATTTGAGTTTGATGTATTGCAAACACCATCAGCTATGTACGGCGTGCATTACACCTTGGGCGATTTAGTAACTGCGGTGAACCCCTATGATGATACAGAACTCACTCAAAAGGTAAATGCAATAACTGTTTCGATTAACGAACTAGGTGAGGAGACAATCAAAGTCGAGATGGAAACCCCATGATTGAAGAACTTATCAAACGGATCAACTACCTGGAAAGCCGAATAGAGCGCTTCACATCTGTGGACAAAACAGGTCCTTATACTCATTATGCGTTTTATACACGGGGTACGTCCAATCAATCCATAACAGTGGGAACAGCGACAATTATTGATTTCAATTATAGTGCGAGCGATGCTTTTAGCCTGGTAACAACGGGCGCCAGTTGGAAATACACAGTCCCGGCAACGGGGTTGTATATCATCAATGCGAACATTTCCTGGTTGTCGCAAACCTATGAAGCTAGTGATTATGTAACATTCTACATCAACCAAAACGCTCTTGGTCATGTGCGCAATCCATATATTTACAATGTGCAATCGGGGCACACTATTGGTCTGAACTTCTCATTCACAATCCCAATGTATCTGACAGAAGATGATTATATTAGCGTATTGGCCGAGTATGAATCACTCAGCAGTACTGGTGCAGTGGTTGCTGATTATTACAACAGCAATATAACTATATTTCAACTGCGATGACAGATTCGATAACAGCCATTGCCGAACGGGTAATACGGCTCGAAAAACGATTAGCCGAAGCAGAACAGGTTGATTATTCAAACCCGTTTGCTTATTATGTTTTGTACAGTCGGGGAACATCGGATCAATCTATAACAGCGGACACGCCCACGATCATTGATTTCAACAACAAGATATCTGATATTCACGGATTAGTAACCACTGGTAGTTCATGGGTGTATACAGTCCCAGAAACCGGATTATACACAGTGGCAGCGAATGTTTTGACATCATCTCAAACGTACGATGCCAATGATTACGTTGTTTTCTATGTTGAACAAACGGGCCTCGGCCATATTCGATCACCTTACACATATTTTTCACATGTGACTCACACAACAGAATTGAACTTCTCCTGGATGATCGAAATACATTTAGCCGCAGCTGTAACAATTAGTGTGAAGTTGCGCTACAACTCCAATGGTGAAGATTTAAAAGTAAAAACGGATACAAACAAGTCCAATGTGACCATTTTTAAGATGCGCTCATGGTGATGATAATTATTCTTATCGAAACCATGAAACTTATTTACTCCCCTATAGCCGCCAGTTGTCCACCGGACTAGCGCGGCGGTGCGCTAACTGATCATCAGCATTGGCAAGCGCCAGGTAGCGCCGAACCATATCCAAAGACGAATGACCTAACAGTCTCTGCAACGTAAATACATCTCCGCTGTTTCGTAAATATTGAATAGCAAATGTGTGTCTGAATCTGTGTGGCGTCGCGTTCTTGACTCCAGCACGCTTGGCGCAGCGACAAATCAAGTGACGTAACAACCCCCGATTAAAGGCGTTGCCCCGCTCGGTAATAAACAATGGACCATAAGCACGATCCCCCAGATACTTGATTGTTTCAATGCGGGCACGTTTCCCAATATATACCGAGCGTGGTTTTGTTTTTTGTCCGCTGCCCCAGGGATGAATGATCAGCTCACCAGTAATCTGGTCCAGGTCAATTACCTGCAAGCGACACAGTTCGGAAGCGCGCAAGCCTGTATCTAAAAGTATCAAAATAATGGCGACATCTCTTTTTGCCGTGGGTCGTCTCATTCTAAATGGTTTTCGCTTAGTCGTATTTGCCTGGACATACTCACATGCCTGGAGCAAATCTTTGATCTCCTGCTCAGTATATGGGGTGATGTCTGTTTGCGCGTAACGTGGACGTTTGATTTTGTTATCCGGCCGCGGCGCGTCAAATTCACTAGAATACCAGTTATAAAACGATCTAACCGCGGTCCACACGTTTTCTACTGATCGTTTGCTAAGTGGCGATCTATCCCCCCCTGCCCTGCTGGGTGTGTACTCCTGGTTTAGCCAGGCGAAGAAGGCAGTTAGCTTTTCAGACGTTATAAATTCAACAGTTGAATTTTGGAAATAGCCTCGCATAATACCGAGCGCCCAACGATATAACTCGATCGTGTTTTCTGAATATCCGTTTGCTGCCAGGGTAAGCAAAAATAATTCAATGGCTTTTGCAAGTGACATAAGAGTGCTCCGGTTGGTCTTGATTAAAACCAAAGACCGCTAGTGTAGTTATTTTGACTACCTTAGCGGTTCCTCAGTCGGGGCGAGAGGATTCGAACCTCCGACCTCTTGCACCCCATGAATGAGGACTGTGCTTAAGTACTATAGCCGTCTAGTGTAGTCATTGTTGGTTGCTATGAGGACTGTGGTCATGTTTGGTTTTATGTGCCCTAGAGGTCTAAGGTAGATGTTTAAGGTTTATACTCTACGATGATCTCCCATGTACCAGTCCCTTCAAGAACTTCAAACATATAATCAGATCCCCCAGCTACGGGGAGAAGCGCACTGGCTTCTACTGAACCTATACTATTAGAAAGAAGTTCTTTTTCTGATGTTGACAAATCCCATAAGTATAGAATGTAATTGCTGTCTCCGATGTATTGCCAAGAAATCTTTAATATCCCTTTAGACAATCCAAAGGTTTCCGTGGTCCCCTTTCCTGATCCTGCGAAACGATACTGCTCAACAAATGCACTCGGCGTAGACGTCATAGGCACTGGTGTAAATGTTGGATACTTTGTATATGTCGGGTAAGGCGTTGGAGACAGATATACTGGAGATGGGTACAACTTGGTTACCTCTACTACCTTGGTGATGGTTTCTATTTGCTCGGTATTGGGGGAGGACACTACCAGGCCAATAATCCCGCCCCCGCAGCAGAAAGATATTACTACAAGTGACAATCCCAGTATTATTAGTTTTGTATTCCCAAGCGATTTAAGATTTATTTTCACGGCTTTTTCCTCTTGTCGAATTAGAACATATGTGCTAAACTAATTGCGGGGAGAACGCTCAATGACTACACAACAAATCATTTATATTTTACACTCTGGTAGCGTTTGTGTGGGTGAAAAATTCATATCGCCCGATGGGTTAATTGTAGAAGTTATTGACGAAAAAAATATTCGTATTTCTCAAAAGGAAAAGGTCTATACCCTGGAAGCGCCTGGTAATTTATGTTTTATCAATCCACCCCTTATCAGTTAGTGTTTTATGAAATTCATCTATAGCATCTACTTTATGTTCCTGGGGGACAGCATCATAAAGATTAATCAATTCTTTCATCTGTGGATCGGTGCGCGCTAATCCCATTATGTCTAGTATGGTTTCGTCGTTGAGCTTTTCCGCCAATCTATAAGCCATATCTGGGCTTGGTGATCTCTTGCCATAAATCAAATGACTGACCGTGGCTCGGCTTATCCCCAGGTAACTGGCAAATTCGTCCATCGAGCGCCTTCCCCCCTCTTCTAATTGCCACTCGAGATATTTCGTTTCAAGCCACTTTCCTAGTTTCATTGTATCCATAATTTCATTATATTCTGTTTGTCAAAAACCTTGACAAGATCGCAACTTGTTGTATAATATGGCTACTATCAGTAACATCATCAGTACTAAGAGTAACCATGAAAACTATTTCAGAAGTTGTAAAAATCTATCGAGGAAAGCAAGGCGCAAGTTTACGTGCCTTTGCCGATTCGCTCTCGGAAAGTGCTCCGCAGTCCGTGACATACCAGACCGTAAAAAACTGGGAAGACGGCACTTATTTACCGAGGCGGTACTATTTGCTCTCGCTCGCCCTGCATTACCACGACTGGCGGCGAGATTTTGCATTTGATACTCTGGCGGTACTAAAACCTGATCTATACGAACCTGTGACCAGAATACCCCAAGAATCGCAACAATGAAAACAAAGCAAGATTCTAGGTCCATTTTGGGCGATTTCAAGCCCCTATCAGGAGACGAAGTGTCTACAAGCCCACGCGAATGGCCAAACAAAATGAAAGAATACCGCGACCAGGCAGCCGAAAGCGCAGTGGACGCTACTCGAATGTTGCTCCCAATACTGAGCAGAGAGTTGTCAAGAGAGGAGGAATTACGACGCATAGGGATATCTATTTATTTACTGCAAAACATTGCCCGACTGCTAGAGGCAGCCGGTGCGCAAACAGAACCCAATAATCACAATTTAGGAGGTCAATTATGACAAGTCAAGTAGTTATAAACCCGTGGGAAGCAGCCATGAACCCACCGCAACAGGTCCAGGCGTACTGGGGCCAAGTAAGCGTTTTCCCACGACTGGTAGTTCTGATGAAGGGCGTCGGGAAAGTCGATTATACCGAAGGCGCAGTGATGCCCGATGGTAGCGAGGCTCGACCAGTGACAGCTGTACAGCTGGTGTTACAGCCGCTAGTTGATATGGGACTGCAATTTGATATCACACGAGAGCCGATTGCACAGGGCTGGGGCGAGTGGGGGGACATTACCCTACCGAGCTTGCGAGAGATTGGCGTATTGGAATTACCCGCGCTGCATCTGGCATGGGTCAAGGTAGACATGGAATCTACTGGCCGCAGCTACACCGACAAGACCGGTGAAAAGCGCGAAGCAACAGCATTCAAGTTCCTGAAACTGTTCCCGTCGGAAGCAGAATGCCGAACAGATTACATTCTAGCTAGTGGCAAGAGCGGCGCACCTGTAGCGCAAACCGCAGCACAACAACCTACCAATGGCGGTGACAAGGACCGTGAGACCGCCTTGAAGTTTGCCAAGGTGTATGTGAAGAATGCCTGTCATGCAGGTGGTGATCTTGAGAAGGCGCGGATCGCTTTGGCAACAATGCTAGCGCAACAGCCGTTGATTAGCAAGTTCTTCACCGTTGATTCCCCCGAGATCGTTGAAATGATGATATCCGAGGTGAAGTGATGAGCAGAATTATTGACGACATTATCTTGGGTGATGATGCGAGCTTTGCATCAGCATTGGTACCTGGTAGTGAGAATATGACCTTTGAGGAAATGATTGCCGAGGCAATAAAGCGCTGCACTGAAGATGCACTTAATCTAGAAGCGGCCGTAAAAGCAGCAAATAAGGAACAGACTTAATAATTTAATATTTGAGCGGGCATGTTAGATGCTTATCAGGTGCAATCCTGACCGCTCAACTGCAACCCGTGAGGCTTTATGGAGCCACCCATACACGGGAAAAGCCTATAACCCTGCAACTATAGGCGGTAACGGGTGACAACTGGGAGAGACCAGTATCGTTATTCCTCCTTTTCTATGCCTCCCTGGGGAAACCTGGGGAGGTGAAAGGACTAAGACAATGGATACCACAAAAAATAATAACAATCTATATCTAGTAATCGCATTTTTAAACGGTTGCTTTTGGGGCGGATTGATGGTTTGGTTTGCCCCAAAAACAGCGATTTGGGTCGGCATGACTGTAATTATCATTACTTACAACGCGCTACAATTTTTTGGAGCATCTAGCGATGACAGCGAATAAGATCGCTGCTTGTTTAATCGACTCCCGAGAACCAACCTGGGTGCAGAAGTTGAATTTCGGCGGCGCGCCCTGCTCGGTATTGCTGCTTGAGTCTGGTGACGTGCACGTGGTCACCGAAGACAATCACATCCTGATGATCGAGCGCAAAACTCCAGACGACTTTCTCAACAGCTTGCGAGACGAGCGACTGCTGATCCAAATGCAGCGAATGTCAGAACTACGGTTAGACGAACAACTTGCCGGGCAAATCACCACCTGGCCTTACCTCGTGGTAACTGGTGAATTTCGCCGTTCCGGTGATGGTCACGTTATTACTGACAGCCGCGGCCCCACGGGTTGGGATTACAACTCGGTACAAGGTGCATTGCTGACCATCCAGGAGATGGGTATATTTGTGGCCTTCTGCGGCGGGGATCAGGACTTTGAGGATTGCATCATCCGACTAGCAAGCCGGAAACGGGACAGTGACTATAAACTGCTGCCGCCAAGACCCGCAATGTTGTTAGGACCTGGGGCAGCATTCTTAGCGGGGTTACCTGGTGTTGGCATCGAGCGGGTTACCGAGCTGATGCAATGGAGCGCCAACACGCCCGCACACGCGCTTGTAGGCATTACCGATCTTGAGATGACCGCGCCATTGCCTACGGCGACACGCAGAAAGATACGCGCTCTGTTGGGACTAAAAGAGAAACAAACCCTAAACGTGTGGGTGAATGATAGTGGCCAAGACACGCTGCGGGTTATGGAATCAATTCAACAATAGAAAATGGAGGAAATAATGTTTAGACAAGCAACGAGACAACAAAGCAAACTGCGTATGACAATAGACGGACCAGCTGGTAGTGGCAAAACGTATACGGCATTACGGTTTGCTCATGCCCTGGCCAATGGTGGGAAGATCGCAGTCCTGGATACCGAGCGTGGATCAGCATCTAAGTATGTTGGTGATGCCCCCGATAGTATTCCATGGAAATTCGATGTAGCCGAACTGACTACGTTCTCCCCGGAGAAATACGCACAGCTGATTGAAATGGCTGGTCGATCTGGCTATACCGTGTTGGTGATTGACTCGCTAAGTCATGCCTGGGAGGGCGTAGGCGGGGCATTGGACATCAAAGGGCGGATCGGTGAAAGTTGGAGCGCCTGGCGACAAGTGACGCCCATCCACAATCGTATGGTGGATGCGATTCTGCAGGCGCCAATGCACGTGATAACAACGATGCGAAGCCGTATGGAATATGTACAAGAGACTGATCCCACATCTGGCCGAACTATCATCCGCAAAGTTGGGATGTCACCCATACAACGACCTGGATTCGAGTATGAATTTGATATCGTTTGCGATATGGATTGGGCGCACATACTCACAGTAAGCAAGAGCCGTTGCAGCCTGGTAGCAGATCTGACTGTAGAGAAACCAGGTCCGGCGTTTATGGCTCCCGTGATCGAATGGTTGAGCAGTGGCGATGCTGAGAGATTGCCAGTAGAGCAAGAACCTGAAATTATACAAGCTGCGGTAGAAACACCTATTACACCTATTACACCTATTATCACCTTAGATTTATTACTAGATGCCTTTGGTCCAGAAAAAATACTAGAAGCCAATAATGGCCAGTTGCCCGCTACAGACGCGGAGATTTTGCAGATCGCCGAGAAACTAGGGGTGGCATAATGATAGATCACCTATCCTACTCAAGCATCAGCCTATTTTTATCCTGCTCTGAAGCATGGCGACGTAAATATATCGCCAACGAACCTACATACGGTTCGCCCGCGCTGGTGTTCGGGAGCGCCTTCCATGGCACGTTAGAGCAACACATTAAGACAGATCGTCCCCTACTGGATGCCTGGTCAGAAGAATGGCAAAAGGCGAGCACGGACGAAAGCCGATCTCAAATCGTTTGGAATGGCGAACTGCCAGAGCAACACCACAATGAAGGCATACGACTATTTTCTAATACTGACATACAGGCGGGCATCGAGCAGATCCGTGCTCAGTATGAGGGGGGAGCAATCGAGAGAAAGATTGAGCTGAGGGTCCCAGGTGTGCCGATTCCCATAGTCGGTTATATCGATATTACTTTGCGCGGTGGGGTTCCAGCGGACTTTAAAACTAGCGCCAAATCGTGGTCAGAAGATCGAGCCAAAAGCGAAATGCAAAGCCTGTTTTATCTTGCTGCCCTCAACCAGGTTGGCGAAACGGTTCCCGGGTGGACGTTTAAACATTTTGTGTTCGTCAAAACAAAAAAGCCTAAATTCCAGGAGTTTGAGCATAGCCATTCAGTAGCAGAAGTATTCCAGCTATTCAAGATGATCAAAGGCGTTTGGGATGCTATTGAAGCGGGATCGTTTGTCGAGAATACCACTACCTGGCGCTGTGGACCTAAGTACTGCGACTTTTGGCAGAACTGCCAAGGGAGGTATGCAACATGAGCCCAAGTTATCAAACGAGCTTTATCACTAACGATAAAACAGCATCCATTGACGTAGATAATGGCAATCTAGTCTTTAGATCATCCTACGATGCGGGGTTAGTGGCCGCTCTCAAGGGGCTAGTGCCTTATACCGAGCGCAAATGGGACAATGCCCGCAAAGCCTGGATCGTTGCCCCAAAGCATGCAAAGTTGCTTGAGCGTTTATGTGCTCAGTATTTTGGGTTAGATGTGACCACTCCCGCAATATATGCTGTTGAGACAGAAGAAATCAGGATACTAGACATCCGTTACGTTGGGGCAACGAAAGATCGTCCCGGGTTTGACGAGCGTGCAGCAATGGGTTACTCCAGCGGGGATTGGTCAGTAGTATTGCCTGAATCTGTTTTGCTGCTCTGGTTTACGGGTTTGGTCAACCGAGTAGATGCGACGACACTGTATGGTGTTTTGGGTATCAGCCGGACCATCGACCAGGGAGAGATCAAGACTGCTTTCAGGCGATTAGCACGCCAATGGCATCCCGACGTATGTAAGGAAGATCACGCTAAGGAGATGTTTCTCAGAATCAAAGACGCCTATGACGTTTTGAGTAACGAGAACAAGCGCGCTCGGTATGATGCTGGGTTGGCGCTAGAGGCGACTCTCAAGAGTAGCATTGATGTTGATTTTATTTCCGTCAATAGTTATCGTCCCCCACTGCGGTGCGGTTTAGTGCAAGCAGAAGGTACCGAGAGTGTTGGGCGATTCCTGGTGAAGAAAATCTACGCATGGGAAGACATAACCAATTATCAGGGTGAGACGTTGGTTACATCATGGCCGTTTGGCGATAAGCAATTTGTTGAGGCATGGGTGTAGATATGGCAGGAATATACAGCATAAACTACGTGAAAACTATGTTGCATACATACAAAGAAAATTTGCCAGAAGAAGAACGGAGCCGTGAGGTATTGCAATGTTATTGTGAATTGTCACCAGAATCACAAGACGACATTGCGGAGATACTTTTGCAATTTTTGCAGTTACCAAGGAAGGGGTTTGGAATATTGAGCGCGCTAGAACTATTAGGAGCTCTAATAAAGGCAGCTGCGGAGATGGAGGAGAGTTTTTTTGACCGGCGGATGAAGAGGATGTATCAGGATAGGCAGGCGCCGGTGATCCAGGGGGAGGCGAGGGATCGGTCGGGGAGTGTGTGGTTATGGTTGCTGGCTGGGGCGGTGTTATTTGCTCTGTTAGTTTGGTTGATATGAGGCTTCTTGACTTATTCTGTGGTGCAGGTGGTGCATCGATGGGTTACTCTATGGCAGGATTTGATATTACTGGAGTGGACATTAAACCTCAGACGAGATATCCGTTTGAGTTTGTTCAGGCAGATGCCTTGGAATACTTAGTGGCACATGGAAAAGAATTTGACATTATTCATGCAAGTCCGCCATGCCAGGCATATTCAAGGATCAGAAAATTAGTTGAGGCGTGCTATGGGAAACGTGATTACCCAGAGCTTATTGAACCAACAAGGAAGATGTTGATTGAAACAAAACTTCCCTATGTTATTGAAAATGTTCCGCGTGCTCCTATCCGCCCAGATATCAAACTGAATGGGCTTATGTTTGGCTTACGAGTACTACGTGAACGCTGGTTTGAGACAAACTGGTTCATCAATTGCTTACAGCCTCCTCTGCCAAAAAAACCACGCCATAAAGTTACTAACTCATTTAACGGCATTAGCGGTTTCGATCATGGAGCTGATTACATATCTGTTTGCGGAAATAATTTTATTGTAGCCGATGCACGTATTGCTATGGGTATCAATTGGATGACACGGAATGAGATTAAAGAAGCCATACCTCCAGCCTATACAAAATGGATTGGAGATCAGATTATTCAATGGATGATTAGAAAAGGAGAATAAAGATGAACGGGAAGGTTTTTGAGCATTTTTTGAGCCTGGTGTTGGTGTTGACTTTGGCGGGGTGTGCGGGGGCGGCGCCGTTTGCGGATGGGACGGTGATGGAGTTGGGCGCACGGGCGACACAGATTGGGTTAAATCAAGCGCTCCAGGGAGCACCGAGCACGCATCTAATTACAGATGGCAAGCTGGTGTTTGCCCTATGGCCCGTTGATGGCATGTGGGGTGGGGTTTGCATTAATTGTTCGGTACGTGATCCACTTGGGCAATGGCGCTATTTGACTGGTGGACGTGGCATGGCAATGACGTACAAAACAGCGAGTGAAATAGTGCGCTATCTTGTGGAGGAGCACGGTTGGCAGAGTTTACCAGCTGGCGCATTGGCCAAGGGAGAAGTGTTTGCGGCATACGCTGCTCAAGTTGGCGTGACTCTCACGGGCTTTTTAGTACTGCCCATTGGCGTTATTGAAGATCAGTTCAAAAGGCCAGAGGGATAAGCAATGTATGAACGTGAGTGCAAGTACTGCCAAGCGGCATTTGTGTCAGATAAGCCACTAGCAAGCGTGTGTGATCAGTGCAAGATAGATCAGGTAGCGAAGTGGGAGCGGAAACCTTACATGGTGGTAAAAAGCCCTTTAGACAATACAGGACGGCCAGAGTATCCACTGTGGGCACGATTTAGCGCAATGGAGGTACGGGAAACGCTGCGGTTGAAGAATTTTCCGATTGGGTTGGTCCTGCAGGCTCGTGGAGCAAATTATCAAGTGATCGGAAAGAAATTGCGTAAGATCAATGAATGATCTTTCTAATGATCTTTCTAGTGATTTTCTAGACGCTTATTTGTGGCATGACTTTATCATAACAGTAATCTACTGGCCAAAGATAACAGGACTAACTATAGATCGGCTTCACCCTGATAAGTTTCCGGTAATACAAAAGGGTGACCTGTTACTAAGATACAAATTCAGTAATGTATTAGTTTTTTCAAAGAATTAGGAGGCAATATGATTAAGGATTTCTACACAGCACACGAGGTTGAACCAGGTGACGTCCTGGTAGTGACTGTAAAAGTAATGGTCCAATATGATGGCGCCTATAAGATTTACAGATGTCCATACCCAGATCCAGAAATTGGGATGGATGGAACGCCCCAGGGTGATAGATTGTATGCAGATGTCCTTGATCTTCGGATTATGGCAGAAACACTCATGCCAGTGCTAACCACATCCAATGGACCAAGATAATTTTAGGAGCAATAATTATGAGTACACAAATTATCCCTGGATCAATCGGGGCAATCGCAAAACAATCTAACAAGAGCATAGCGGAGTCGTTTATCTCCGCGGATGCAATTGCCATCGTTGACACTAGCGGCAGCATGCTATCAGAAGATAGCAGAGACAATAAATCACGTTATGATGTAGCATGTGAAGAACTTGCCAATCTGCAGAACAGCCTGCCCGGGAAGATCGCGGTTATCTCGTTCAGCGACTATACAGAGTTCTGCCCCAGCGGACAACCAAGACTCATGGGCTGCGGAACAAACCTTGCCGGCGCGCTGCAGTTCTGTAAGATCGCTGACGTCCCAGGTATGCGGTTTATCGTAATCAGCGATGGGCAGCCAGACGATAGGGACCAGGCGCTCGGTATTGCTAAGACATACAAAAACCGGATTGATACCATTTACGTAGGACCGGAGAGTAACCCCAGCGGACGGGATTTTCTGACGCAGCTAGCCAAAGCCAGCTGCGGCCAGACCATCACCGCTGATAGGGCGAAAGAATTAGCAAGCGCCACCAGACTGTTACTTAACTCATAATGCTATGACTATACTGCGAGATTTGCTCAATCTAGGTATCGCTCCCAACGATGCACAGATACTAGATCAACACTTTGCCAATGTCAATCAAGCGGATTTCCTCGCAGGATTAGAGCAAATAGCGCGAGCCATGGTTAGCGGCGCAGTGGATCCAATACCGCCAACAGCCGAACCGTGGTTAAGTGTACATGTTTTCATGACTGGCCAGCCATCACAAGCGCCTGTAGATTCGTTCAATGATGCACTGGCCAGTTATGACGCACCGGTACAAATGGCAATCACGGGGGCAATCAGTCGGCGCATGCAGGAGCTTCAAGACTGGCTGCAGCAAACTGCGGACCAGGGCAAGCGCAAAAAGCCAGACGAGCTTCTCAAGATACTGACCAATTTAGGTTATCGCTTTCGCTATAACATGTGTTCTCGCACAATCGAGGTCAATGGCACACGCATAAACGACTCGATCATGTACGATATCAGGGAGAAGCTACGGTTACACAATGTTTGGGAGGTGATTGTTGCAGAAGAAACCTACGCTGCTGAGGCATCGCGCAACGAATACCATCCTATAAAAGACTATTTCGCATCTCAGAAATTCCAGGGTGGTGATCCAATTAGAGAATTGGCTGATTATTTTGCGGACGACCGTAATCTATTCCCAACACTGCTAAAACGCTGGCTAATCGGGGCATGTGCTCGAGTCATGGCACATGAGCAAAACCGCATGCTAGTGCTCAACGGCAAACAAGGCCTCGGCAAGGATTATCTTGCATACTGGTTGGCGTCTCCGTTCCCCGAATACTATCAAGAAGGTCCCATCATGCCGGATAACAAGGACCACCACATTCGGCTAATGAACACCTGGATTTGGGACGTCAACGAACTTGGTAGTACTACCAGGCGCAGTGATCGGGAAGCGCTAAAGAGTTTCCTAACTATCCAAACCGTAAGAGAGCGCAAACCGTTTGATCGATTTGATACCCAGGGATCAGCGATTACATCCTTCTTTGGATCAGTCAACAACGAGGGTGGTTTTCTAAACGATCCTACTGGCCACAGACGTTTCATGGTGGCAAATATCCTCTCAATCGATTGGAGTTACACAAAGCTCAATGTTGATCAAATCTGGGCGCAGGCGTATGACTTGTATCTGTCTGGCGAGCCGTGGCAACCAGTTGGGGATGAGCTCGGTATGATCAATGAGATCAACGACGAGTTCCAGGCCGTGGATATCGTCGAGGAGACAATACAAAAATATTTTGAAATTACACTGGACTCCAATCATTGGATGTCGTCCCTTGAGATTGCCGAGATCATGAAAGACCCGCTTAAGGGTAATTTGAAAACGGGATCCGAGATAGATATGAGACGTTTAGCAAGCGCTCTTACTAAAGTTGGTCTAGATAAACCGGTACAACGAAAAATCAGAGGCAAGCGAGAACGAGGCTACTATGGCATCAAACCGCAATTTTAGTTGCATTGTTAAGTACTCAGCATACTCAGCTAATTGGGGGGTACTCAGATACACTGATTTAAAAAGCCCCCCCCCCATCTGGTATAAACTTGACAAAATAGGGGTTTAAGACGGGGGGGGTACAGTAAGGAAACATCTGAGTACATCTGAGTACCCGAGTACCCCTAAATGAGGTGAAAACTATGGAAATTCAAAAAACATTGCAAACGAGAGAAGACTACGAAGCGGCAATCGTGGAGCTGGGCTACACAAATTACCGTGTTGAAACCCATTGGCGCGGTAAAGAGCGCAGGCATCCAAAGGTTTTTGTCAATGGACTACTATTGCCGGATGCACTGAGAAAAATCAGATCATTACTAGATGACAATAAGGTTATCTATCATGATGGTATGTTGCATGATACTTTATTCTTGATTGCATGGCGTGCGAGAAAATACTATGATAAATAATGCTTCTAAGTTCGTCGCCGCTGGTATTGCTATCATCCCTATTCGCTATAAAGACAAGCGACCAGAGTTCTCCCTATTACCCCTGGACCAGGACAATAAACCCACCTGGGAGCCTTTTAAGACGATTCTCCCCAATACCGAGCAATTATCCCAATGGTTCGCCAAACCGATCAACTACGGGGTTGTGTGTGGCTGGAGTGGCCTTACAGTACTCGATTTCGATCAGATTGGCGAATACAACAAATGGTTATTATGGGCATCCCAGACCGGCGGTGTGTCTCAATACGTGGCTAATCATGCCTATCGAGTATCTACGGCCCGGGGTGTGCATGTGTATATCCGGCTGCCCTACAAAGAGCGCAATAAGAAGTTGCCTGGTATTGATATCAAGGGCAACGGTTACGTGTTGGGACCGGGCAGTATTCACCCAACGGGTGTTATTTACACGGCAATGCGGGACGTTTTCAACATGCCACTTATACAGGCACTTTCAGATATCCTGCCGGTGGAGTTGTTATTACAAGATACCGAGCATGATGTGACTAGTAATGCGGCGCAAACGCAAAACCAAGTGTGGCAATCCCGAGCGGCATCGGGGACCCCCGGCAAGTCATTGGTGAAGAAGGTTACAGATTCTTATCGTATTGAAGACTTCTTCCCGATGGCCAAACAAACGGGAAAATCCTGGTACGTGACGCAGTGCCCGCTGCACGATGATCATAACCCCAGCTTCTGGATAAATACCGAGCAACAGATTTGTGGATGCTTTGCCGGGTGCAACGGGGATAAACCCATGGACGTGGTGAACTTGTATGCCCGCCTCCACGGGTTATCAAATCATGACGCCATCTTTGCGATGGCAAATAAGTTGAGCTAAGAGAGGAGATTAATCATGGGACAAGACCATCCCGACAAGGACCAGTCATGCAAGTATCCGCGCTTCAACCTGCTCACCTACCTGGGCTGTAGTGGATGCTCGACGATATTCATGCTTTTGTTGGCAATTATGTGGGCGAGGATACTATTATGACACAAACAGAAGATACCATGATTGTAGGTAATCAAACATTTTATAGCGTTGATGGACGTTGGGTTGAAGCATCTGAGTATTCGTCCATGCGAATGGAAAAGTTTTTTAACGAAACCATGGAAAAAATGTATGATAAATACCATCGTAACCCGGATCTGAAACCAGTAGGCGTATCAAACGAGTACGATTGGAACGATGCCGTATGCGGTGTGTCTCAGCCTAGTGGAATTACCAGGAGAGACAGGATCGGGCAAGATGTTTACCACCAGCCGGAAATCGTTACACCAGCACGAGAGACCGGTATAGGTTTATGTGGCGTGCTCCTGGTCTTGGGAGTGTTGACGATTGCGGCGATTGTGCTGATTTTGATTTTGAATAAGGGAGGGTGAGCGATGAATAAATTATTTTCCGCTGGAATGACACTAGCCTTCGGGATTGTTATCTAC